AAGCTCTCACGTCGTGGCATGGGGAAGCTCTCACGTCGAGGCATGGGAAAGCTCTCACGTCGTGGCACGGGAAAGCTCTCACGTCGAGGCATGGGAAAGCTCTCACGTCGTGGCATGGGGAAGCTCTCACGTCGAGGCATGGGAAAGCTCTCACGTCGTGGCATGGGAAAGCTCTCACGTCGTGGCACGGGGAAGCTCTCACGTCGAGGCACGGGAAAGCGTTGCCGTTCATTTGCTTTCAAGCCTTTGCGAAGCCGTTTTGCACGGCTTCTCAGTTGCCCTTGTGTCATTCGACGTGAAAGCAAAAATATCCCGCAAATCAAAGACCGCTATCGTCAAACGTTTCAAACAGGAACCGTACCTCAAGCGCGAAGGTTGCGAGGTCAAAGACAAGAAAGTCATTCTTTTCAAGCGCGTATCGAAAGACTGGAAGACGATGGAAGGCACCAAAGACGAAACTTGCTGGAAGCCGGGCACGTCTTTGGATCATCCATGCTGGAGCCCGAAAGAAGAAGAGTGCGGCAAAGGCAAATTCCATGCCTGTTCGCGTCCGTATTTTTGCGACGAGTTCAGAAGCGAAAGAAACGACCGTTACGTCGCCATTGAGATTTCCGTTAAAGACCTTTATGAATGGCCGAAGCCTTCGTATCCGCACAAGATCGCGTTCCGCAAAGGGACAGTGCTTCACGAGTGCGACAGTTTTGGGGTGGAGAAATGAAACTATTTAGGCACCAACAGGAAGCAATTGAGTTTGGTGTAAGCATTGGCGCAAATTGCGCCCTATTCCATGAACCGCGCTGTGGTAAGACGCGCACTGCTCTTGAAATATTCAAAGAGTTCAAGGCGCAAATTCCAGAACTAAAGATGTTTGTTGCTTGTCCGGGAACGTTGATTACAAACGTATGGAAAAAACAAGTTGCATCATTCACTGATCTATCATTCCAGCCGTTCAAGCTTTTAGGCTGCAACATTCCGGACGTGACCGCGTTAAACTTCGAAAGCATCATATCAAAGAAGCAGTTAGTTCAACTGAAAAAGTTGTTCACCAAGCACCCTTACTTTTGCGTAATCGACGAAAGCACGAAAATAGCAGGGCCGAGCAGCCTCATAACAAAAACAATGCTTCACCTTGCCCCACTCTTTAAGTACAAGATGATCTTAACTGGTTCAGAAGTAAGGAATTCAGAACTCGATTATTGGGGACAGATATCGTTCATCCGGCCCGGACTGCTCCCTAAATCATTTTTTGATTTCCGCAGACAATTTTTTGAACTCTCCAAAGAAACAAAGACTGGTGCAATAGTAAAGCTCCCACAACAGCCGCAGTACATGACGTGGGACTATGTCCGCGATATTATCGCGCAAAGCAGTGCCGAATATTATCTTGTTAAACAGGCTACCGCATTGTTGATGAAATATCAAAAGCAAACATATGTGCCGTTTCCGATATTAAAACAAATCATGCAGCTTGTGATGTCAGCAGGGTATCAATACAAAATGGAACCTAGCAAAAGAGCGCAACTCATTAACCTGGTAAAGCCATATTGCCATTGGGTAAAAAAAGCAGATTGTTTTGATATGCCGCCTATGGTTGACCAATTCCTTGAAATCCAGCTATCAAAGAAAGAATGCGACATTTACAGAGATATGAAGAACCATTTGGTTGCTGAGGTAGACGGGAAGAAAGTAGCCGCGCTCGTTTCCCTGGCAAAGATAATGAAACTGCGTCAGGTTTCTTGGGGATTATTTTATGATGAAACAAAAAAACCACTGGTGTTCGGAAACTCAAAATTGAACGCGCTAGAAGATAAACTCGAAGAGCTCGGGAATCAGCAGGTTATCATCTACATCGAGTTTGAATACGAAACGCAGTCAATCGTTGAAATGATCTCTAAAAAGTTTGGTGCTGATAAAGTCGTCACTCACTGCGGAAGCACAGAAAACAAGGATAATTCTATTAAGCGGTTCGAGTCGGGAGAAGCTCTGTATTTGATAGCACACCCGCTGACAACGGCTTATGGTTTTGACTTCGCATTCGCAACAACGATGATTTTCTACAGCATCGACTATTCCAACGAGCTTCACTCTCAGTCAAGGGAACGGCTTCTCGGTCATAAGCAAACAAAGAAATGTCTGTACATCTATTTCCTGGCAATGATGAGCGAAGAAAGAACAATCGATCATGATATGCTTGACGTTTTAAACGGTAAGAAGACTCTGCAAGAGGTAATTTATGCCCTCGCCAGAAACAAAGATCAAGTTGAAAGTATTAGCCATGATCAAAAAAGAGTACCCGGAAATATATGCAGTCAAGACCGCCGACAAGTTCCAATCGGGAAGACCAGATATAACGATGTGTGTGCCTAAATTGATTCATGGCACAATGTACGGCATTCATGCTGAGGTAGAGCTGAAGGTGCCAGGTAAAAAAGCTGATCCCATTCAAGAGTATGTTATGGAATTAATTCATAAAGCACACGGTTATACGGCAGTTTGTCACAGCGTAAAAGAAGTCAGGCAGTTTATTGACGAAATCAAAAGGAGGTAACATGAAAAGAGAGTTCACTCATTCAGAATTAGCAACGTACCAGGATTGCCCGCAGAAATGGTTGTTTAAGTACGCCCAAAAGCTGGCACCGCAGCGTACCGGAAAGAACCTTGCTTTCGGGAAAGTATTCCATAGCGCACTGGCCGCGTTCTATCTGGCCGGCTTACCGGCTGCACTCGACTTGTTTCAGAAAGAGATCACCGAGTTTATCCAGGGATCAGCTCCGGAAGAAATCGAGAACCTTCGGCAGCTGGAAACTCTCGGCATATCAATGCTTTCCATGTACGCTGAATTTGCGAAAGCGCACGATGATTTCGAAATCGTCGAAATGGAAGTCCCCCACACGGTGCCGATCATCACTGCTGCAGGGAACAAATCAAATGCATTCGAGTACACCTACACCTGTGATCAGTTGGTGCGGCGCAATAAGCAGCTATGGATCCATGAATTCAAGACCGCGGAGATCATCGATGCGAACTACATCTCCAATCTTGTTCTCGATGAGCAAATGAGCCGGTACCAGTGGGCGACAGAAAAGATGTTCGGTGAGCCGGTAGCAGGATCTATCTACACCATACTCAGGAAGAAAATGCCGAACGTCCCTGAGATTCTTAAAAAAGGAGGTTTAACACAGCGAAAAGACATCGACACGACCCATGACATTTACCTGGACTCGATCAATCGTAACGGATTGAACCCTGCCGACTACGCAGAGATCCTTGAGATCCTCAGGGCCAAGGGGAACACTTTCATTGTTCGTGAGCCGGTACTGCGCAATGAGCGGGAACGCAAGGAATGCGAGCAGCGGCTCTACACATTGGCGAAGACCATCAACACCGACGCGCCTATCTACAAATGCCCGTCGCGCGACTGCACATGGAAATGCGATTATCGCAGCCTGTGCATCGAAGACACCGCGGAACTGCGGACAACATTCGGAATCAGACCGGATTATCATCCGGAGCATTCAAAGGTAGCATAAAAGGAGAATTATCATGGTTAAAATCTTAACAGCAGAGAATCAGACGAACTGTATCAAGATGTTGGTTTATGGAGCAAGCGGAGTAGGTAAAACGGTCTTCGGTGCATCAGCACCGTCACCTATCTTCCTCAATGCAGAAGGCGGTATGCTTTCGGTCGCTGACCGGAACATTGACCGGATCAACATCGAGACGTTCCAAGACCTGCGTGATGCCTTCGATTTCCTCAAGGCCGGCCAGCATAAGTACCAGACGGTCATCATTGACAGTTTGACCGAGATCCAGAAGAAATCGATGGACGGTATCCTCGCAAAGAGTGGGAACGAAAAGCCGCTGATCGGCGACTGGGGAACGAACATCGAGGAAGTACGCAAGATCAGCCGCTATTTCCGCGACCTGCAGATGAACGTGATCCTGATCGCCCTGGAACAGATCGAGAAGGACGAGATCAGCGGCCAGACGATGCGGGCCCCGGCACTGCAGGGAAAGAGCCTTCCTCAGGAAGTTATGGGTTTCTACGACATCGTCGGCCACATGTCGGTGCAGGAAAAGAATCTCGGCATGGATGGCGGCCCGGCAGTTATCGGAAAACCTCAGCAGACAGTGCTGGTGCGGTCTATAAGGGTACAGCCTTCGCAGAGCGTATATGCGAAAGACCGGTCAAGCAAGCTCGGGGCCAGCGTAGAACCGGACTTTACAAAGATATTCAATACGGTGTTTTCGGGGAGTGCAACTACTCCTACGAACACCGCGAAGGAGGAACAGAAGACAACAAAAGTCGGTAAAAAGTTTGGCGCGGCAGCATAACTCACATTCTCGGAGGACATTGCAATGATGAAAGTCAATCTGTCAAAGGTCAAAGAAGCAACCGGTTCGGAACCGTTACCGATGGGCAAGTATCACGTCAGCATCATCAAATCAGAGCCGATTATCGGTGAGCTGAAGCAGGACGGTTCAGAAAAGAAGCCGTATGTAAAAACATGGTTCAAGGTTCTTTCTGGACCATGCGCTGGAAGGTACGCTTTCAAGAATTTCACCATGACCGAAGCGGCAATGCCGTTTGTGAAACCGTTTCTTCTGGCCATTGGGTACCCGGCATCGGAAGAAATTGAAATACTTCCCGAGCAGTGGCTCAATGTCCAGCTGGTGATCCAGATCGGCATCAATGGCAAAGACTTAAATGGCCAGGTCAGGCATGAGCCGATAGCGTATTACAGTCTGGAATCTCAAAAACTCCAGCCTATCGAAGACATCGGAGAGAAACCCTACTAACTGTCAGATAAGGGGAGAGCGGTTGAAAAAATGCCGCTCTCCCTGCGTAATGGGCCTGAACCGGTTTCGACAGGGTGTAATCAGTTCTGATGTGCCAGCCGAGGATCCTCTGGCCTCGTTAAAAAGAGGAACGCTACAAACGACGCAAACGAAGTAGAACTCCAAGCTGCTGCTTAGTGGCTTCGGGTATCAGCCTCAGCGATTAGAGTTATCCGGTCTGTATGCTGAGGTTAGACTGAACGGATTGGTGGAGGATGGCACGCAGTAGGTTGCCTAACCGCAAATAGGCTACGCTGGTAGACCGTTAGAAGTGAGCATTCTGGACGCGGGTTCGATTCCCGCCAGGTCCATAAAACTTTAGAGGTAACTATTATGTGCTTCACCGGAAGATGTCCATACGAAATGCACGGAAATACAGACACTGCCGGTTCCTGTGGTTATCCTGGTGATCTGTTAAAGGATAAACCTTGCCGCGAAAGTGGTGAATTGTTAACACTCCACCAACTCAAAGACATGGAGCCCGGCGTCTTCGCATCAGGCAACGCGCTAGAAGGTCACAGGCCGTTCCGCTGGGTGGCGACACGCGCCAAGATCCACGACTGGGCGATCTATATCGGAGAACGGGCCATGAGCAACGAAGATATCCTTCGGTATGGGAACAAGTTACACGATGACGGAAGGATCAGGGAACTAGTTCCGTGCGATGATGAAGCGTTCAAGATGTACAGACATTAATACGAGGTGACAACAATGGAGATATGCGCCGGGACACGGTTCGACAAGCACGAAGAAATAGTGCATGGGTCAGACATAAAATGCCCTCTCTGCGAAAAAATGAACGAGCTTGCAGATGCGAACACAAAGATTAAGGACCTTGAACGTGACGTAGACATACTAAACAATGCTGAGTAACTGCCCGACCGGCCCCTGCGACGTTCTGCTCTGCACCAGATTCGCGCGGGCGGTGCGAGAGAGTGATGTTATTTTTGATGAGAGGATACGGGAGTTTGCGCAATGAACGCTGAACTATTGGGCCGCATGAGAAAAGTCCTTGAACTTGCCAGGCGCGGACATGCTGGAGAAAAGCAATCAGCTGAACGCATGCTGGAACTTCTTATGTGCAAGCATGGGATAACGATCAACGATATCGATAGCCCCGAGCGTGAGTGGTGCATTTTCAAGAAGTGCGACAAGATTGATTCAAGGCTTCTCTCTCAAATTGTCTCCAAAGTGCAAAACAGTAGATCGATTAACCGCGGATCATTGCGCGGTAAGGAATGCTTTAAGGCTACGCCCGTAGAGCAAATTGAGATTATGTTCTTATTCGATATTTACAGGCCAGCTCTCCGGAAGGAAATTAAAGATGTTACCAGGGCAGCGTATATTGCATTTACGCACGTCAATAAAATATTTGCCGATAACGACGAATCCGACAGCGATAACGTAACTAAATTAACTCCCACCGAAATAGTGAAGGCTCGCCAATTAGCGGAAGATATGAATCCAGTAAGAATTCATAAACAATTGCCAGGAGGCACTCCATGCCGATGAAATACGTCACGCTCTGCTGTGGTTCCGTTTTCCGGTTAAAAAAGAAGAAAGTTTTCCCGCCGACCTGCATCTGTAAAAAGTGCGGGAAAGATACGTTGCTTGAGAAGAGGAACGTTAAGGAAGCTAAGTCATGAACCTACTAAAAATCATCGGCACCGTCGCTATCAAACTACCGGCAGCAGTCGTCAAGGATGTTATCACCATGGGCGACGCGTTGATTGACGACGAGCCGCAGACTGTTAAGACGATGCGGGAGATAAACGAGGATATTTTTGAAGGGGAGGAGAGATAGGATGAGCAAGATTATCGACGCAATATGGTTTACGCAGCTCAACGGATGTATCGGAATTGTATTAACAGAAGATGAAGTTACGAAGATGCGGAAAGCGTATATCGGAACAGGGCGTGGCAACGACGAAGGAAGTGATGCAAAAATAATTCAGATGCACGGCGGTAAAGTCTCGCCTGTGCTATTTAAAAAGATTTATGAGTACTTATCAGATGAATCCCCTGAACTTTTAGGCAGGAATGAGGGGAATACTTTAACGCTATTTCATGGCTTTAAAATCAAGATGCCCATGCTCATAAACTATGTACGCGACGAGCATGATAGACCTTATCACATGAACGATATGAGCGACGAAGAAATAAGAGCTATCTACGGAGCACTAGCAACCGCAGCAATTGAACGTAAGCACAACCATAAATAACTACTCTCCCCCCAAAGGATGAACCATGCTTGATCACGCATTACTGTACGCCCGCCGAGGTTGGAATGTTTTCCCCTGCAAAGCAAACAACAAAATTCCCCTTACTGGTACCGGTTTCCGCGCCGCAGTAAAAGAAGAAGCTGCGGTCCGCGAACTCTTTAAACCCCACCCAAAGTGCAATATCGGTATCGCTACCGGTAAGGTCTCCGGCTTCTTCGTCCTGGATATCGATGTCAAAAACGATGCCGGCGGCGACGAGTCGCTCCACGAGCTCGAGCAGCAGTTCGGCAAGCTCCCGGACACCGTTGAGGCGATTACCTGGTCAGGAGGACGCCACCTCCTATTTAAGTACCCGGAGGGCGGTATCGGTAACAGGACGAAGGTTCGTCCCGGCATCGATGTCCGCGGTGACGGCGGCTACATCATAGCGGCGCCGAGTGTCATCGAGGGCAAGGAGTACGTCTGGGAGGCCGAGCATCACCCGGACAACATCGATATCGTTGACGCCCCAGAGTGGCTGATGAACCTGCTGCGGTCTGAACACGCCCCGGCGCAGCCAGCACAGGATGATGCCACTGTCGAGAAAATTACAGCCGGCGCCCGGAACGATACACTCTTCAAGAAAGGCATAGCGCTGCGCAAGCTCGGGCTGCCGCACGAAACAGTTTTACAAGGCCTGAAAGACCTGAACCGCGCGAAGTGTTCTCCCCCGCTTAGCGAAAAAGAAATAATCGGTATCGCTGCGAGCGCCGCAAAAGCTGACCCCGAGAAAAAACAGCCGGTAAACTTTACGAAAGAACCGTATACCGACGTATGGAACGCAAAAATGTTTCACGACAACTGCGGGGATTCGATCCGGTTCTGCGACGCGCTCGGCGGGTGGCACGTGTGGGACGGTTCAAAATGGATTAAAGATCATTTTCAGATAGTGGCTCTCGCGAAGAATACAGTCAAGAGAATGTACGAGTCAGCGACTGAAAGCAGCGATAAAGCGTTGTATCGACACGCGGAACGCACGGAATCCGAAAACAAGCTCCGCAGTATGGTGAACCTCGTGCGCGATCATGCGGGAGTTTCGCTCAACAGCGACGACTTTGATAAAAATCTTTACCTGATAAACTGCATCAACGGTACGCTCGATCTTGAGACGGAAAAAATGACACCACACCTGCCAATTAACCATATCACCAAACAGATACAGTTAGCGTACAATCCTGCCGCGACGTGCCCGACATGGACCAAGTTCATCGAAAGTATATTTATGGGCAACGCCGAGACGATACGCTTCGTGCATAAAGCGGTCGGGTATTCGCTTTCAGGATCGATCGCCGAGCAGTGTATGTTCATCCTCTACGGCGTAGGATCTAACGGAAAAAGCACGTTCCTTGAGACGATCTCGAAAGTCTTCGGCGATTACTCCATGACGACGCTGGCCGCGACAATCATGGAGAAACAAAATAACGGTATCCCGAACGACGTCGCGCGTCTCAAGGGCGCGCGGTTCGTCAACGCGCTTGAGACCGACGAAAACAAGAAGCTCGCTGAGTCGGTTATTAAGACGCTGACCGGAGGCGACAAGATCGTTGCCCGGTTCCTCAATAAGGAGTTCTTCGAGTTCCACGCCACGTTCAAACTGTTCCTGGCTACGAACCACAAGCCACGGATCTCCGGGACCGACAACGGAATATGGCGACGTATCAGGTATATCCCGTTTAATAAGATCATTGCCCCTGAAGAACGCGATAAAAGCCTACCAGAGAAGCTTTTAGCTGAGCAGGAGGGCATTCTAGCCTGGGCCGTAAAAGGGTTCAAGCTGTGGCAAGCAGAGGGCCTAGGATCGTGCCCCGAGATAGATGAGGCAACGCGGGAGTACCGGGAAGAGTCGGACATACTCCAAGAGTACATCGCTGACCGGTGCATCGTAGCGGAAGGAGAAGAAGTACAGTCCAGCATGCTGTACAAGAACCTTTCTGACTGGTGCAAAGATATGGGTATTTACCGCATCTCTAGGGCAAAAATAATTGAGTACCTGGAATCCAAAAAATTCGATAAAAAAATGATGACTGCCGGGCCTCAAAGGGGCAGCATGTTCTGGCGCGGAATCGGCCTGAAATTGGGTAGTGAATCTCTCTACGCTGAATCTCTACTCGGCAATCTGGAAGATTCACAGGATGCCTTTGGTAGGCCGTTTTAAGCTAAAAAGTAAAGAAAAGTAGAGAAGTAGAGAAAAGGTAGAGCGATTTTTTGGGATTCTCTACAGCAATAATACTTGAAAAATGAACATGAAAAAATCGCAGTAGAGAAGTAGAGCGTATTTTTTTAGTCTTACACATGAGAAATAATAGAATACGTATATATAGGAGCAACCCCGAAAGTAATCTCTACTCTTCTACTTTGAGGTTATCCACAACCGAAAACAGGAGGTGTAATTGTGCCAGAAAAAAAGCAGAAAACGAAGTACGACCGGTTCGCAAATCTGTACCAGAAGTTCAAGGCCGGAGGCAAGTGGCTTGATGCCAGGATAGCGGCTGGCCAGGATGTGCAAAAGGACACGGTTGACTTCAGCGGGAATGTGATCATCCCGCTGCATCAGTTGTGGGAAGAGTTCAACGCCCAGGAGCGCGCAGCTATGGAACGTGTAATGGCTGCGCACGACCAGTTCGGCGGAAGGAAGATCGAGTTCACGCCGGCACCCGTGCAGCAGAAGCTTGCCGTTTGATATTCCAACGCATAAAGGAGAATAGCGACATGGATCAAGTACAATTTCAGAAAGTTATCGACGAACAGGTTGCAGAGATTGGGAGTGTTCTCGGCGCAAAAGCCGTAGAGTATGCGCGTGGCGACCGGCTGTCAAATTTCAAACGGGCAGCGGCGTTGAAGAAAACGACTCCGGAACGTGCGCTCGAGGGAATGATGACGAAGCACGTCATTGCGATATACGATTATATCGACGACCTTGAAGCTGGCAAAGTCATGCCGCTGCCGGTCTGGCATGAGAAGATCGGCGACACGATCAACTATCTCGTTTTGTTGCGCGCGTTGATTGAGGAACGCGCCAGTGTGTAAAATACTGAATCTGTCGAAGGCAGTGTCTGGCGAAGCGTATCACCGAAAGGAGAATTTACCGAAAGACAAAGCGCACTGGTTCGCTGGAATGTCGGTCCCGTGCGTATGCGGCAAAAAGATGTATTTTAAACCTGACAACATCGAACGTGTCATCGAGGTAGAAGTAGCGAAATAAGCACCACTGGGGGGATGGCTTGGAGGCCAAACGAATGGCAATCAGAATACATCCCGAGGTAAAGAGAGACGTTCTTGATGCGACACAATCATTACGGAGCTACAGAATTAATTTTGACAGCAAGCGTCAGATGCGAGATTTCCGTGAATACTATCACAATTGTACCGCCGAGTTTAAAAGAGAGTATAGCCTAATTGAGCGTACGGTTATTGTTTTGTCGCTGTTGGGGTGGAGCCGGAGGAAGATAATAGCAAAGACATATCCGCGCATAACCGAATACCAGCTAAACAAAGTTTATATCAAAATGCCCTGGCTTACACGGAGCGTCCGGATTTTAAGAAAGGCGACGACCGCCGCAGTACAGGACGCCATGCAGCGCATCGTGTCCTCGATTGACATGAACGGAGAGATTATCAGGTTATCGAAATAATCACTTATTACTTTCACACCAAAAAACAATACTTGCATCGTCCATAAAACACACCAAAAGCGTGTATTTCATCACTTACTAGTGAAGGAGTACACGCTTTTTCTTTTGCCCACGAGGCGCACAGAACAGAAAGCCGGTGGGCCGACAGCAAAGTAGCAAAGATATTCCCGGCCATCGGACAATATATATCTCTTAGAGCGCGATGATGCCGGGAAGGAAATCATGAAGAAAAATATACGACCAGACGAACGCACCATCCCATACGGGAACGACGGAGATTACGTCGTTCTCGTTGCGTCTGATACCACTCCCGACGACGTGGATTGCATCATTGAGGCGCTTGAAGGCGAGGCTTGGTACGCGCATTGGTGCGAGTTCCTTGTCGGCAGGCCGCGCAAATTCGAAACTGTCGACGACCTTTACGAGAAAGCTACTACATATTTTCAGGAATGCTCCGACGAGTTTCGGCCGCTGACCGTTACCGGTCTTTGCAATGCTCTCGGCACGTTCCGTGATGTGCTTGACGATTACCAGAAGGGCAAGTATGGAGAAGATTTCGTTGAAGCAGTAAAGCATCTCAAGCAGATTGTCGAGCAGGGGTACGAAGAACGGTTGCATAGCTCCGCTGCTACCGGCGCAATGTTTGCGCTTACGAATTTCGGGTGGAAGAACACATATGCGCATGAGATAAGCGGCCCTGGCGGCAAGCCTATTGAGACGCAGAACAACACTGCGACGCTTAAAGATTACACGAAAGAACAGCTTTACGAGCTCCTTGGCAAGATGGAGTAGGCGATGCCTACAAAGCACGACGTTCTGATTGACCTGATCAGGCGTGAGGCGGCAGACAAGAACATTCTCTCATGGGGAAAGTTATTGTTCCCCGAGAAGTTCAATCTTCCGTTCTGCCAGGAGCTGCATGGATATCTTGTCGAGACAAGAAAAGCAGCATTTTCAAATACTGAAGCACCTCGGAACCATGCGAAGACGCTCATTGAATGTTTTCTTATCCCTCTCTTCCAGGCGCTTGAAGAGCCTGGGGAATATCGTCACTACCTGAACGTTCAATCGACTTCGACGAAAGCGGCAAGCGTGAACCTTGCGATACGTGCAGAGATAGAAAACAACGAATTGCTTCAAGAAGTTTACGACAACCTTGTGAACCCGGAGAAGTGGACAGAAAAACAGTTCTCCATAAATTCAAAGTGCGACGGGAAAACCATGGAAACGATATTTACAGCAATAGGCGCCGGCGAGTCGATGCGCGGAATAAACTACAAGAACATCCGCCCGGATTATATCATTGTTGACGACCTGTACGACGACGAAGATATAAACAACATCGAGAGCACCAAGAAAAAGAATGCATGGTTTTGGGGTTCATTGTATCTCGCAAGAGCGAAGTCTAAAGCTTGTAGCATCCATGTCCAGGGTACAGCGATAAACGATAGCGATCTTCTTGAGAGCTTAAAGAAAGATGAAAAAGTTATATCGAGAACGTTTCAGGCTATCAAGGATGCTGAAAATAAAATTGTTCTCTGGCCAGAGTTGAACACATTCGATCAGCTTATGCAGGATAAAGCAGATACGCGCATGGGCTCGATTATATTCGACCGGGAAATGCAAAACAAGCGGAGAAGCTCGGCATCGGTAATATTCCGGTGCGAATGGTTCAAGCATTACAGCGTTGCTCCGATCTTTAAATTTCGATTCATAACCGCTGACACTGCGCAAAAGACAAAAGAGCGTAACGACTATTCAGTTTTTGCAGCGTGGGGCGTCGCAGACGGTCGGCTTTACCTCATCGACCTCATCCGTGGCCGGTGGGAAGCTCCCGACCTGAAACGCAAAGCAAAAGCGTTCTGGGACAAACATAAGGCAGCTGAATCTTTAAGCGCTCTACGCAAAATGTACGTTGAGGATAAGGCAAGCGGTACCGGGTTGATCCAGGAGATAAAACGTGATGGCGGTATCCCGATTGAAGCGATACAGAGGAATATTGACAAGTATACGCGTGCTCTCGATATACAAGGACAAATTGAGTCAGGGTACGTCTTCTTACCGGAAGGCGCACCGTTCGTCAGTGATTTCCTCGAAGAGTGTGAAGCATTCTCTGCCGATGATAGTCATGCATTCGACGATCAGGTCGATGTCATGATGGACGCGATAAACAAGGGATTGTCTATCAAAAAAACAAACTGGGCGAAGGCAGCCGAGAACGTAAGGCAGGTTTTGGGATGAACTTACTGAAAACAATTAAGAACGTTTACCGGATAGCAACCAACGACACACTCCAAAACACCATACTCAGGCTTGGCGACGGTTCAAAATCGGCGCAAAGCTATTTTTCCAGCGACCTCGGGTTCACGCGCAACTGGGTGCAGCTTAACGCTATGTACCGGTCGCACTGGATCCCGAAACGTATAGTAAACCTTCCTGCGGACGATATGACCCGAGCCTGGACAAAATTGAATACTGAAAAGAATCCCGACGACGTCAAGAAGATCGAGCAGTACGAAAAGAAGCTGCACGCGAAGGCGCGGTTCAACGAGGCCCTAAAGTGGGCGCGACTGTACGGCGGCGCCATTGTCTACATGGACTTCGGCGAGACCAGCGACCCGTCAAAGCCGGTGTTTGCCAACCAGGTCAAGGCCGGCGGCCTTAAGGCGCTGCACGTCATCGACAGGTGGCGTCTGACGCCGAGCGGCGAGCTTAATGACTTATCGACCGGGCCGGGGTTCGGGCTGCCGAAGTCGTATATCTTTGAAAACAAGGTCATCCATCATAGCCGCTGCATCAGGCTTGTCAGCGAAGATCTCCCCTGGATCGAACGTTACCGCGAGAACCACTGGAGCGAATCAACGTTGGAGCCGGTGTTCGACACAGTAAAGAAGTACTACTCGATCTCTGATTCTATCCTTGAGCTGGCGTTTACAGCACGGCTTCGCAACGTTGGCGTAGAAGGCCTACGTGAGGCCGCAACTGAGAGCAAAGAACAGCTGTCGGCAATACTTTCCGTTTACCAGACCATAGCCGATTACGCCAACAACAACGGTCTTTCGATCACCGACGCCTTGGACAAAATGGACACGCAATCATATACCTTCGCGGGATTGCCCGACATCATGATCAACTTTATGACCGAGGTCGCAGGCGCCGCCGAGATCCCAATGACGAAGCTCTGGGGGCAGTGCGTGAAGGGCTTGAATGCGACAGGGGAAGGCGAGCTGCGCGAGTATTACGATACGATCAAGACCAAGCAGGAAGCGCGGCTTTACGATCCACTCACCACGCTGTACTCATTCCTCGTGCCTTCTGCCCTGGGCGCGATGCCGGAAGACTTCGACTTTGAGTTTAAGCCGCTTTGGCAGATCAGCGATAAGGAAGCTTCTGAGATAGTTTACCAGCAGGCACAGGCAGACACCTTATACGAGCAGATGGGCGCGGTGTCAGCAAAGACGGTTAACAAAGAGCTGCAGCAGCGCGGATACTACCAGAACGTAACCGAAGAATCGCTATTGACGCCGCCTAACGAGAACGAGCCGACCGGTAGCGGCTCACCGAAGCCGGGAAATGAGCCGGAGACAATAATATGAAACTCGTTGACCACAGCCGCGAATATTACCTCAAGATACAGCCGTTCGCTTCCCAGGGCATCTACCTGAAGCGGCGCGGCGATCGTTATATCCTCGCAGGGAAGACGAAGGCATATGCCGATAAGCTTGAGCGTAAAGGCTTCCGCTTTGACGCTGGCATCCGGGCATGGCTCATGCCGCCGCGTCCCGCGAACGTCTATGTTTACGCCATTGTGGGCGACGCGCTTGGCATTGATGTCGATATGCGCAAGTACGCGCACCTGGTAGGCCGGCAGCGTTCGCGGAAGCTCGGGGCAATGCGGTACGACCGCAGCGTAGAGATAAACTACGCCGAAAATCTTACTGGATTGCTTTCTGAGATAAAAGTTCAGGTACACGGGAAGGTTATTCCCATTCTCGAAAGGTTCAAGACGCAGTTCGAGATTGGTGGCAACGCCGGTGCCCAGTACCTGCAGGAAGCGTTGCGCGAACTCGCGCAGATACGGTCGCAGCACGATTTTGAGCGCATAGCGAAGAACATTGCCAGCCATGTCATGGCAAAGGCTGACAGCGTGAACCGGACCCGGTACGCGAAACGTATCGAAGAAGCGACGGGAATGAACGTTCTTGGCCAGATATGAACAAAAACGTACAGAACACTCTTGAACGAAAGCTCATTGAAAACCAGCAGCTGATTAAGTCTATCCCGACCGGGTACCTTGATGACTTTGAGCATCAGCTCGTTGTCGACACGGCGTCCGGGAAGCCTTTGAAAGAGATCATCGACGACCTTCAAAAGACTTACGACCTCAGCAAAGGCAAAGCGGTCAGGTTGGCGCAGACGGAGACTAGCAAGATCAACTCAGCGCTTACCCAGGCACGGTCGGAATCGCTCGGACTCAGCCAGTACATCTGGCATTGCGCTTTTCTGCCGACTTCACGGCAGAGCCATGAGGGCATGGAAGGAATGGTCGTTGACTACGACAACCCGCCGACCCTGGACGACTGGACGGCGCACGCAGGCGAGTTCATTTACTGTTACTGCTGGCAGGAGCCGGTTATCCTGAAGGAAGGCGAGGACCCGGTACTGGAAGGTGGAGACTTTGAAGACGATGAGTCAAGCCGCGGAGAAGATGGAAGCATAGACAGTAACACTGCTGATTCGATTAACGAGCAAATATAGGAGGGTTATCATGCCGCGTAACGCAGATTTAGCAAGGCAGAGAAACAAAGTATTGGAGTCTACCCCGCAGGAAGAAGAGAAGAAGGGTGACGAAGCGCCGGCAGATACGGCGCCGGTAGCAGAAGCGCCGCAATCGAATGCCTCGGGAGTATCGGAACCAGCAGCAGCAGAAGCACCGGCGGAAGACCAGGGCGCGAATAAAGAAGCTCAGGAGAATTAAGATGCCGTCCCCGAACTTTCACAGCGCCAGAATGCGGAACCCCGAGAAGTACAAAAAGTTTTCCAATAAAGATGTCGCTCCCGGCATCCAGGTTGTTCTTGGCATTGTCGACGGCTCAAAGTTCACCGAAGACAAGTTCAAGACGACGCTTTGCCAGGACGGAATTCTATTTGACGGACGTGACGGCTCCGAGGCTCAGGCGTACCGGTTCGCAAAGGCGAAGTTTACCCCCGCCGAGGCAAAGGTGTGGCTTAAGGCGCATAAGCTGCATTACATCATGTTTGAGTCAGCCAGGAACGGTGATGCAAGGGCTGTTGACAGAGCGTCGCTTAAAATTGATTTGCCGCAGCACCGGGAATATACGGACGAAGGTTATCTTATAGCTCCGTGCCGTATCTCTCATCCCGGCGTGTTCGAATATTACGGCTACGAGCTTCCCCAGGATATCCCCGGCCTGGAGAAGATGAAGATCTATAAAATCTACATGCCTGCATCGGTGCTGTTCGATCCTGATACCATGGCTTCCGCCGAGAACAAACCCTTTGTGAACGAGCACAAAGATGTTGACCCGGAAACGTGGCAGGCGCGGGCTACAGGAATAATCAGGGACGTACACGAAGACGAGGAGCACTATCTCGCCGGCGTGGTGGTCGTAATGGACGCGGAGACACTCGCGGACATCGACAAAGGAAAAAAAGAGTTGTCGGCGGGGTACGACCAGACGCTGGTCCGCCGGGAAGACGTGCCGGACAATAAAGATATTCCGGCGGATGTCGATTTTGTTCGTACGGTTGTGCGTGTCAATCACGTGGCCCTCGTAGACGAGGGGCGCGCGGGACACGAATGCAAAATCATGGACCAAAAGGAGAAGAACGTGGAAGAGCTCAAAGCATTGTTAACTCAGGTGATGGCGGGGATTACGAAGCTTATCGCCATGGAAGAAGCAGAGGCTGCCGCGGCGAAACCGGCTGCAGGCGAAGAAGAAGACAAAGGGATAAAGGAAAAGGACGACAAGATCGCTTGCATGCAGAAAGAGATGGACGAGCTGAAATCCGGGCTTCCTGCCGCGGTTGAGAAAGCAGCCGAAGATCGTGCGTCAATCGTTCACGATTCAATGATCCTTATGCCTACGATCGAGACCAAAGGAAAGACCAACAAGCAGCTCATGGTCGAAGTCCTACAGTCAAAGCACCAGGATTGCGCCAGCATGATTGACGCCATTCTTGGCGGTGCCGACATGGCGCATGACTCGGTTGATGAGACCGTTATCCGGTCCGCATTCCGCGCCGTATGCACGACCTCGGAAGAGTGCGGGTTCGGCAAGGCTGTTGCCGCAGCCAAGCCGGCAGAATCTGCCGCGAAAGACGAGAAGCCGAAGAGCTACGGCGACCAGCTCTGGGCATTGCATCACCCGAAGGCGTAGTTCAGTTACAAGCGCAGTAAGGATTCAAAAATAATTCAGAAAAGGAGTGTCACATGGTTGCAATCATCAACTCGCTTGCCAGACTGCTTGGCGAGATCTCAAGAGTAAATCAGTCCTCTCAGCTGGTGCCTTTTGTTAACACCGACGTAGCCAACATGGCCGCCGGAATGGTAGTTGTCGCAGATCCGGCGACCGATGGCGGAGCCTTGCTCCCCAGCGCCGCTGGCGACAACGGGCACATGTTCGTTGTGCGTGAACTGCGGCAGGGTGGAGTAGACGGCAGCGCTCCGATACTGCCTGCGCAGTTCGGCACGGGCATGAAGATCGGTTTTGTCATGGCGAAATGCGTTAACGGTTCGCCGGCTCCCCAGGCCCCGGTATATTACCGGTACGCGCTTGGAGATACCGGCAGCGCAACTCGCGCGGTCGGAACGCTTGAAGCCGCTCCGATTGCCAATGAAGTGATCGAGTTCCCCGGAGCAACGTGGAACGGTCTTGCCGATGCAAACGGCCTGGTCGAGATCCGGATCAACGCTTAGTCTTTGTCCCCTGGGTGGTGGAATACAAAAACAAGGAGAACCAACACAGATGAAGAAAAGAATATTTACCGGCAAAGCGCACGACAAACTTCCCTCTCCCTTCAGCGGGAAATCGTACGATAACGCTTTAACGTTCCTGATCGGGCAGCTTGAGTACCTCGACCCGATAATCGCCGACCCTCTCCATGCCGAGACATACGCCCGTGACCTTTATGTGAAAACGGGTGCCGGCTGGGTTGAAAGCACATCGTTCCGCAACGTGCTTCCTGCAGGTGTGAGCATAGGTGTACCCGGATCAAACAAGTCTAATTCGATCAAACGCATTGGCGTTGATCTGACAAAGACCCCGACCCCGGTGTTCACCTATAAGTCGGCCATTGGCTACGACGTCGAAGAGCTCAACAAAGCGGCCCATGCAGGCGTCAACATTGACGACCTCATGACCCGCATGCTGCGCATCGACTACGAGAAGACCTGCGACATGCTGGCTTATGTCGGCAGCAAGATTCTCGGTATGCCGGGCCTGCTTGCCAACCGTAGCGGCGTGACATGCTACAACGTTCCCAAAGGCGCAGGTGATGCCACAACCACCTGGCTGACGAAGACCCAGGACGAGATCCTGACCGACCTCAGGACGATCATACTCACGTTCTGGCGGAACACGGGCTACAGCAAGTATCCGAACACGATCGGCGTACCGCCGACACAGTTCGAGGTTCTTACCCGGCCTCTCAACGCCCTCGGCAATCGGTCCATACTTGACTACTTCATGGAGAACAACATTGTGAAGATGGCCGGACAGAAGCTGAGCGTCGTCCCTATGAAATGGTGCACACAGCAGACCATTGAAGGGAAGACCTACGGCGGCAGCGGCGGCGCACAGAATGGCGCCAGCGGATCGTTCGACCGGATGGTGGCTTACATCAACGCCCCGGAGAACACCCGGTTCCACATGCCGGTGCCCCTTACCCGCGAGGACGTGACGAAAGTCGACCTCGGGATCAGCGTGCCGTACATCGGTCTTATCGGTGGCGTCGAAATAGTTCACACCGAAACGATCATCTACGCAGACAAGATATAAACCATGGACAGGGAGAGGCGGGGACGCAATGCCTCGTCTCTCCCCGTTATGAGGTAAACAATGGCCTACACGATAGACGTTTTCAAAACACGGTTCCCTGAACTTGCTGCTGCCGGCGACGACCTTATAACGTCGATCATCAACGAGGCAAATCTCGTCCTTGACGAACAGCGGTGGGGCAAATACTACACGTTGGGCATGCAGTACTTCTGCGCGCACCAAGTGTATATAGCCAAACAGCAAGCGGCAGGCGACGGAGAATCGAGGCTGCCGACGCACACCATGCGCGCGGGCAGCGTTCTGACCGGATACGAGACCGTGAAAGGCGGGACGTTCAGCGAGAACTTCTTCGCGTCTACCAGCTATGGCCAGCAGTTCCTGAAGTATCGGAAGACCATTGGCATGGGAGCGTTTGTCGTATGATACCGATGCGTTTGCTTCCTTCTACGTTCTCCATACTGACAAAAACATCGACGGTCGGATTAAAGTCCGGGCAACAGAATGACACGTGGACGCCGACCTGCTCTGGCATCCGGTGCCGGCTGGACGAAAACAAGGGAAGCCGGTACGTCTCGCAGACTGCCGACATGCAAATTGGGACACACACTCTGCTTTGCAATTCCCCGCTCCCGGTGGTTCTCGACGTGAAACAAAATCAAATACAGATCGATTCTGTTAATTATCGTATTGTCGGCGGAGTGTCCCCTGTTTATCGCCTGCTGAATGTCCCGGATCACTACGAGATACAAGTTGTGAGGTACAGCTGATGGGCTTTGAACTCAAGATGGATCCCGGAGTATTCGAAAAAATCACCGCTGAAACAAAGAAGGCGTTGACTCGGGTCATTGCTTTGACGTCAGAAAAGTGCGTCTCCGAAACTAAGAAGAACTTGACGTGGGACCATGGGATGGACCGAGGCGAACTCCGTAACAGCTACACCTGGACAATGAACTCGGAAGGTGAGATCAAGGTAGCAAGCTTTGAAGGCGAGAGCGTCAGCCGTGTGTCAGCGCCTGGGGCAGCTGCAGGCGAGTTCGCGGTAAACATCGGGACGCCCTTGATCCGTGGAAGCTGGCTGGAAAACGGGACAAAGCCTCATTTCCCGCCCATTTCAGCATTAATCGACTGGGTACACCATAAAGGATTGACCGGGACGTATTCGGTCAAGACAAACCGACGGACTGGCGGGAAGGCTAACATAGCCTCAGAAGACGAACAGATGGCGTTTGTGATTGCGCGCTCGATTTCGCGTAAAGGCACGCGCCCGGTTCCTCATCTTTTCCCTGGAATTCAGGCGGGGATGGCGTCATTCGGGAAGCTGCTCAGACAGGAAGTAAATGCAACGAGGATAAAATGAGCCTTGAGGAAGATATTTTCCAGTATCTGGCATCGGACGCTACGCTTCTTGCGCTAATTGGCGGTACCGTGGAGACTCCTAAGATCTATCCGGTCATCGCTCCCACTGACGCCGTTGCCCCGCATGTCGTTTACATGGTACCGAATGAAGGCGACCCTGACGAGATCATAGACGGTCAGCGTATAACGTTGAAGGTAACGACCGACAACTATGACTATACATTAGCCGCTGCCATTGTCGCCAGGCTCAACTATCTGCTCGACTTTAAGCAGCGACTTGAGACTATTCCGATACCGAGCAGCGACTTCTATATTTATTACGTCAAAAAGAACGGAGGGAGCGACGATAAGGACGACGCGACTAAGCAAGTGATCAAAGTCAGGAATTACGATATAAAGTTTTTGAAGAAATCTGCATAGGGAGGACACATGAAAAGATTAATTTCGTTTCTGTTGGTGACAATCATTTCTGCTGTAATGCTACAGGCATCGTTTGCGGCTACGTTGGTCGGTCGTCAGGTCGCCGGACCGTGGGCATTCCCAAACGGTCTTTATGCGGTGTCCAGGAATAACCCCCCGGCTATTTTCATCGCGCCGGCTGCTGCAAGCGCTACGTCATTGAAGAACGCTGTCTCTGTTTCGTCTACTTCGTTGACGCCGGGGACATCAGTTTTCACTTTAGCGAATGGCGACTATGCGGACGTGATCTATCCCAGAAACCTTACGTTCGCCTTGTCGTATGTGGCCGGAACAGCGAGCACGACGGCAAGTTGCGCTTTTGTCATACAAGGGAAAGACCAATTCGGGGTATCGCAAACAGAGACAGTCATCGCCAGCACTAATAGTGTTGTTGGCTCGGTTGCCTGGGCGACAGTTACATCCATTACGGCGGGATCCTATTCCAGCAACACCGGCGAAAGTGCCGTAAAGATAAGTATCGGTACCGGTTTAAAACTTGGGTTGCCTGTTCAGCTTGTGGATTCGACCGATATCGTCAAGGTAATCGAAAACAACGCAGTTTCTACG